CCTTTGTTGAACACGGCTATATTATCGGCCTTGTAAATGTTCGTGCCGATCTAACATATCAACAAGGTTTGCAGCGTCTTTGGTCTCGTCAAACTCGCTTTGATTTCTATTGGCCAGCTCTTGCTCATCTTGGTGAACAAGCTGTTCTTAATAAAGAGATTTATGCACAAGGCACTGCTGCAGATGATGATGTTTTCGGTTATCAGGAACGTTATGCCGAATATCGTTACTATCCGTCTTTGATTACTGGTAAATTCCGCTCTACCTATTCCCAGCCTCTTGATATGTGGCACTTATCTCAAAAATTCGATAGCCTGCCTACTCTATCTTCTCAGTTTATCGAAGATAACCCGCCTGTATCTCGTGTAATTGCTGTGCAAGATGAACCGCAGTTCTTGCTTGATACTTACTTTAACCTTAACTGTGTGCGTCCTATGCCTGTATATAGCGTACCTGGTCTTGTTGACCACTTTTAAGAGGTGATTAAATGAGTTGGATATCTTCTGCTATCGGTGCCGTTGGCTCCCTATGGGGCCAATCGTCCGCTAATTCGGCTGCTGCATCTATGGCTCGTGAGAATCGTGAATGGCAAGAGTACATGTCAAATACTGCTCATCAGCGTGAAGTTAAAGACTTGCGTGCAGCTGGTCTCAATCCTATATTGTCCGCTATGGGCGGTTCTGGTGCTTCCACTCCTTCTGGTTCTACTTCTCAATTTGGCAATATAGCCGGCTCTATGCCTGAAGCTGCTAATGCTGCCGAAGGATATCGGCTGCAGCGTAAAATGCAAAATGAACAATTCAAGGTCATGGCTACTCAGTCAGATCTAAATAAAGAACTTGAGATTAAAGCCAAAAATGATGGTTTAGCAAGTGCTGCACAGGCCTTTAAGCTTTCTGCTGATCGTGATTATACTTTCAAAATGACTTCTTGGCTTGATCGGCTCAACGAAAATTCTATTGCTAATTCTAGAGCTCTTACGGCTGCACAGGTTGCTAATTATGGCGCACAAGCGCAAGCAGCGTTGATGAACGCATCAAGTAATGCTACAGGCGTTTATAATCTTGGTTTGTTACAACGTTCAGATTACTCTAGAAAATCTAGAGAAGCTGATATGTATAATATGCCTTATGTCGGTGCTGCTATTCCTTATATTGATAAGTTTATCGACTGGGGTAGTAAATTAAGAAAGTGAGGTGATAATTTGGATAAGTGGACTAAAGTTCTAGCTATTCTTCAGCTGGTTGATGAATTTATCGTACCTCTTGTAGAACGTATTAAAAAAATCTTTGGAAAGTAAGGTGATTTATTGTGGCAAGACGCAGACGTCTTACACGCCGTGGTTCTCGTAGGTTATTCAGTAAAACAGCTTCTCGTACTCGTAAGCGTAATCTTCGTGCTAGGCCTATGCGTGGAGGCTTTAGAATCTAAATGACTTGTTATCGTCCGCTAATGGCATGGCGTAACCCTAATGCAATTAATCCTGAGACTGGAAAAGCTTCTATATTGTTTAGTCCGCCAGAAAACTGGAGAGATTGCGAACCTATTAAGGTTCCTTGTGGTCAGTGCGTTGGTTGTCGGTTAGAGAGGTCTCGTCAATGGGCAATGAGATGTGTACATGAAGCTTCTCTTTATGATAAAAATTGTTTTATCACGCTCACGTTTGACGATGAGCATATAGCTCGTGATGGTAGTTTGCATTTAGAGGATTTCCAAAAGTTTATGAAAAGGCTGCGGAAAAAATTTGGTGAAGGTATAAGATTTTTTCATTGTGGTGAGTATGGGACGCTTAATATGCGTCCCCATCATCACGCTATATTGTTTAATTTTGATTTCCCTGATAAGCAATTATGGAGTGTGAGAGATAATGTTAAGCTCTATCGCAGCAGCTCTCTTGAGCGTCTCTGGCCTTATGGCTTTAGCACTATTGGTGACGTTTCTTTTGAGTCTGCTGCTTATGTGGCTAGGTATTGCCTTAAAAAAGTCACTGGAAGCGTGGCCAAAAGCCACTACCAAGGGCGAAAGCCCGAATATACTACCATGAGTCGCCGTCCTGGTATCGGGCGCGAATGGTTTTTAAAATACAAAAATGATATATTTCCTAATGATAAATGTGTTATTAGAGGTAATTTAGTATGTCGTCCGCCCCGTTACTATGACAAGATTTATGATAGTATAGACCCTGTTAGCTTCGAGAAAATACGTGTAAAACGTAAAATTGAAGCCCTTAAACAGTCTCAAATCCTTGATTATGCGAGACTTAATGTAAAAGAGAAAGTTAAAAAATTAAAGCTGAAGCAATTGCCTCGGCCTATTGAAATGTGAGGTATTTACTATGGAATTATTTTCTGTGTATGATAAGAAAGCTATGTTTTTTGATTCTCCGTTTTGTGTTGAAAATGAAGTTCAAGCCGCTCGAGCGTTTGACCAGGCTGTTAATGATCCTTGCTCTACTCTTTCTAAGTATCCTGCAGATTTTGCTTTGTACTACCTTGGTGAATATGATCCTGGCAGCGGCGCTATTGATCGTGCCGTTATCCCTATTCTCAAACATGAAGCTATGGAGTTTGTTCGTAAGTCGGCTGTAGGCGAAGGTCACGAAGTCTCCGAGCCTACAACGACTTTGCCCGCTGCAGGCGCTGAGGAGTGATATTATGCCTAAATTCAGAACTGCTTATGATAGAGACCTTGTAGAAGGTATTACCTTTGATGAGCCTAGTATGGCTCAACAGCACTTTAAAGATGAGTGTGACGTTAATAATATTCTTAAAAAGTATGAGTCAACTGGTTTAGTTACCCATGTGGCTAACGGTACGCCGTCTTACGGCGATTTTTCGTCCGTATTGGAGTTCCAGCAAGCACAGAACATTTTAATCGAAGCACAGGCCGCTTTTGAGGCTCTCCCAGCCTCTTTGCGTAAACGCTTTGACAATGACCCCGCTGTTATGTTAGAGTTTGTAGAGAACCCTGATAACAGAGAGGAGGCTGAAAAGCTTGGATTGGTCATCTCCAGAGATTCTGAGACCTATGATAATAGTGATCCCTCTGGTGATTTCGACGATGATAGCGCTGATAACGGCGGTCTTGATAATCCGCCTTCTTCTGGCAGCGATTCGCTGGCTGAATAGGCACTAACCTCCGATTCAGGAGGTCGGAACAGTTACCTACTTGATGTAACTGTTCCGACTGACACCTTTTAGGTATTTATGCAAGATTTTGAATAAAATTCTCAATAAATGCCTTTTTTATAAAGTGTCAGTTTATGGCTTAGCCTACAACAAAATTTCTCTGTTATATATATTATGTAAAGTCCGATTCTGAAAATCATTGTGACGACTATATACAAGCAAAGTTCGATAATTTTCTGAATAAATAATTATGAGGTGAATAATATGCGTTCAGTAATGGCTCATCAGTTCAGCCAGATTCCAAGAGCTGAAATTCAGCGGTCGTCCTTTAACCGCTCCCATGGTTATAAGACAACTTTTGATTCTGGGTATCTTGTACCGTTTTATATTGACGAAGTTTTGCCCGGCGATACCTTTAATCTTAAGTGTACGTTGTTCGCTCGGCTTGCAACTCCGATCGTTCCTTTCATGGATAATATGTTCATGGAAACATTCTTCTTCTTTGTTCCTAATCGCTTGATTTGGGATAATTGGCAGAAATTTAACGGCGAACAGGAAAATCCTGAAGATTCTACCGATTACCTTGTTCCAACGATTAAAAATAACAAATCTTTTGACGTTGGTAGTATTGCTGATTATTTTGGTATTCCAACAGGTGTAAATAACCTCGAGGTTAACGCTTTGCCGTTCCGTGCCTATAATCTCATCTACAACGAGTGGTTTAGAGACGAGAATTTACAGGATAGTCTCCCTGTTGAAAAAGGAGATGGTCCGGACGATGTTTCTAATTATAAGCTTGTTAGACGTGGTAAACGTCACGATTATTTCACGTCTGCGCTGCCATGGCCGCAAAAAGGCCCAGGCGTAGAGATTCCGCTTGGTACGCGAGCTCCTGTTCTTGGTTTTAAAACTTCTACAACTCCTAATTTACCCGGTTTTTCGGCATCTTATAATACTACTTTAGGTCGTTCTAAAGAATGGTATCCCGGTAATACCTATACTAACGCCCCATCAGTTACTAATGTTAGTTTAAGTTACGTTACTAGTGATGTTTCCGGAGTTTATGCTGATTTAACATCTGCTACATCATACACAATTAATAGCCTTCGTCAGGCTTTTCAGGTTCAGCGTTTGTATGAGCGTGACGCTCGTGGTGGTACACGTTATACCGAGATTTTAAGAGCTCATTTCGGTGTTGTTTCCCCTGATGCTCGTCTTCAACGTCCGGAATATCTCGGTGGCAGCTCCTCACCTATTAATATTAATCCCGTTCAGCAAACATCTGCTACAGATTCAACATCTCCGCAAGGTAATCTTGCTGCTTTTGGTCTTACGTCTAGTAAAATCCACGGTTTCACAAAATCCTTTGTTGAACACGGCTATATTATCGGCCTTGTAAATGTTCGTGCCGATCTAACATATCAACAAGGTTTGCAGC